GCCAGGAAGTCATCGTCATCGAGGGTGGCAAAGTCATCCGCTGCGTTCGTTCTGCCGCCGAGAGGCTCTCCGTCACGCACCTTCTGGATATTGCCCAGACCGCATGCGATACCCTTGTTGCCGTTGCTGTTGAAAGCATAGAAGTTCAGAGAGACGCGGGCATAGCAGCCGGAGTACACTTCGCTCCTGTCAAGGATTGGCTTGACAGCCCTGTCAACGATCTGGGGAGCGGTATTGGAGTTTGCGTTGATGAAGTAATGCCCCTTGTAGGCTTCATCGTCACGCTCCGCATCGCCGTCACGGAGAGGCAGCTTGATGGCAGCCTTATTGGGCTTCTTGCCGCCGAACTTGGCAATACCGTCCTCGATAGCCGCATCGACCGCAGCGTTGATCGCGTCAATGGTAGCCTTGTCATCCTTCGAGATGAGGACAGAAACGGAATACTTCTCCGCGCCGCCGTTGATGGATACCGGCTCCCATCCGTGGAAATAAGAGAGCCTCGTGTTCATGCCTGTGATGACCTTAGTCTTGGAATTGTTGTTAGCCATTTTACATTTCCTCCTTGATTTCGTTAAATTCGTTTATGGCGTTTGTTATGTTCATTGCCGGACGCTTATCCGTATTCGGAACCAGTGTCGGCTTGCCCGGCGGTTTATAGATGAGGCCGCCGAGAACCTCTTCAAACTTTGCCTTGCCCATCAGCTTCTGCATCTCGGTCAGAGTGATGAGCGACTTCCTGTAGATGTCCTTAAAGCCTGCATCGATGGCAGCCTCCGCGACCTTCTCCTCATCCTGGTACTTCCGGACGGAGCGACCCTCGACCACCTTGAATCCGTTCCACTCCTTGCCGTGGTTTACGGCAGCGTCAGTGGCATAAGCCGTGATCTCGTTTGCCCATCTGGTAAGGTCGGGAAGGACGGAAAGGATCTCCTCGATCTCGGCATCGGTCAGAAGCGGCGGGAGCCGGAACTCCGACTGTGCCAGTTTCAGCTTTTCCTCTGCTCTGGCTCTGCACCTGACTGCGGCGCGGCAGAAGGTGCACCACTCTCCGGGGAGATATTCACCCTCGCCGTTATAGGCCATCTGCGCTTTCGGCTTCAGCACGTTCTCCGCCCAGTCTCTTAGTTCCTCCACCGGAACCGTCCAGGTACTGACGTTTTCCCGCCTCGGCTGGAAGATTGTCATGGACACCTCTTTGATGTCATAGAGGGCATCGTAGAGTTCCAGAGCGCCCAGGGCGTACAGTTTCATCTGCGGATTGTCCTCTGCCTCGACCAGAATACCCATGCCGTACTTGAAGTCCACGATGTGCAGCTTCTCATCCGAAATGATGATGCAGTCCCCGGTGCCGTAACCGTCGGGGACATAGCAGGAGAAATCCAGATGCTGTTCGATCAGAACGATCGGGTCTTTGCAGTGCTGCTTTGCGGCTTCGACCTGCTCCATGATGAAATCCACATAGGCGTCGGAGCATTCTTCCATCTCATCGGAGTCATAATCGGATACCGGGCGTCTGCTCCTCATGCGCAGTGCTTTCTTCAACTTGTGTTCACACAGGGCATGCGCCGCGGTTCCTTCTTTTGCTGCCTCCGACTCGTTATCGTCAAACTCCTGCTCCAGCCTTGCGGACGGCGTACAGTTCAGCCACCTGTGAGATCCGGAAGGAGGGAGGATGGAATGTTTCTTCATCACAGCACCTCCGCATCGGCAAGCACCGCCGGGTAGTCTTTCGGATCGATACCGCTGAGTCTGTCCGCGCCATATTTCTGGATAATGGCTCTGACCTCTGCGGTCTTACCGCTACGGCTCTTATCCGCCAGAACGCCACGCACCTGTTCCAATGTGATCTCCGGCTGTTTCTCCGCTTCAGCCTTTCCCGGCTTCTTGGGTGATTCCTCCGGTACTGCGGCAGGCGCTTCAGCCTGGGACGTTTCAGCCGGTTCGTCAGATGCCATCGCATCGCAGACCGCCTGGATACTGTCCGCAAGGGAACGCATGTCGTTTACCACATCAAGAAGTAACTTGATCCTGCTCATTTGTGCTTCCTCCTTCCTTTGTCTCGCAGATGGCGATCTCGCCTACTGAATCTCCCGGTATCAGGACGGTCACTCTGCGTTTGTCTCCGAAGAGAAATCTGAGAAGCCGTTCCCTGACCGTAAGATTGCGGCAGGTTACGATCCCGCCCGTCTGCGGCTGCTTTGAAACACTGATCTTCAATTTGTGCTTCATGGCTTTTCGCTCCTTTCCGAGGGTCTGTCATCCTGCCCTCTATCAGGTAGCCTTGGGAAGGAGGCAAATCTGACGTTTTTGAAAAAGAAAATAAAAAAAAGCCTGTGAGCATTCCGAAAAACACCCACAGGCTTGAATCCATATCCGTATTCAGTTATATCTTCGTGCAGTAGTCGAGGCTGATCCAGCCCGCGCCGCTTTTCAGCCGCCCCCAGCCCGTGGTCGAGCCTTTGCCGGACTTGACCTCCACGATGGTGTAAACGCCCACGGGGATGAACTGCGTCCTGTCATAATCCGTTCCGGGTCCTTTGCGGATATTAAGGTCGGTGATGGTGATCCGCACGAGGAAAGGCACATCGGCTGATGCCGCTGGAGTAGTTGTTTTCGGTGTGTAGATGTTTACACCGTTTACATCAAACACACTACATCCCGGATTGGCGTCAGCGCACTTCTTGGCGTTCTCCAAAATCTTATAAGCGCCTTTCTGCGTCTTGGAATCAGCCCAGGTCTTACGGACACGATACCAGGCGATAGCCGTCTCGCTCTCTTTTACATCGAACTGCGTAAGGTTCCACCGCTCGATAATTGAGCAGAGGTTCTCCACATAGGTCAGACTCGTGGCATAGCCGCCGTCCTTGATGATCTGCACGGCTTTCCTATAGTCGGTGCAGCCTTTCAGACCGTTATAGCGGAGTTTTCTGCCGTTCTTCGCTCCAAGCAGATATGCGGAATGGTCTGCAATGGAGTCCTCCACGCACGGGTACTTGCGGAAGTCCGCCGTGATGGTGACATAGCTGCCGTCCGTATTCTGCTCCTTCGTCTGCTTGGTGTATTTGCTTTTGCCGTCCCAGGTCGAACCGCTCCAGGTATTGCCGGAGAGAGAGCATTTCATGCCAAACACATTATTGGCGTTCTGCGCCAGCTCCGACTTGCCGTAGCCGGATTCGAGGATGAACTGCGCCATCGAGACTGATGCGAGGATGCCTGTTTTCTTCTGGTCTGCCGTAAACAATGCCCCCACACTCTTTACAACATCCGCCTCGGAAAGCCCGGAAAAGGCAGAAGCCTGTGTTCCCTGTGTAGTAGTAGCGCCATCTTTACCACTGGTACCACTACCGAGAGCCGCATTGACCTTCTCGGCAAGATCCCCCATCCTCGCATACATCCAGTTGCCCGGACAGGACTTGTTGGCAAACCACCGATGGACAGTCAGGATCATCTCGCCGGACTTCGGCTCATAGGCGAGAGTCTTGTCTTTATCACCGAGCCAGAGGAGCTTCGTCTTTCCATTGCGCTTGCAGATATCCACGCACAGCTTGATAAGCGTCTGGTAAACGATGTCTCGGAACGCATATGGCTCCGAGGTATCGGACGCGCACTCGATGGTGATCGCCCTCTGGTCGTTGGCATTGGAAGAGGAACACCAGGAGCGGTTCTTCTCCTCCACATACATCCCGACACGGCCGTCCTTGTCGATACCGTAGTTACTGGATGCCTGCGTGGAGGACTTGGCGAACCAGTCCCCAAGCCCCTCCGCCGTACACTGGCCCACTACGCAGTGAGGAGTGATACGGTCGATGCTGTGCGTCCTCTGCCCGGAATGGTTCGGGCTTAGTTTGGTGTAAGCCACCATAGAACTGTTTGTATAAGCCATTACTCGTCACCGTCCTTTCCATCGGTGTCGCGGTCATGGAGCTGCTCCAGCACCGCCTTCAGCTTTTCCGGGATAGGCAGTCCCAGGTGCGCGGCATTTTCTGTAAGGCTCACGCCCTCATTGGAGATGTAGAAGAATATCACCGCCG